TGGAACAGAAGAGGCCCTTACAAAACGTCTTCGTTAAGCAAAGGGTCCACTTCCTAATGAGCCATGGCCTGCTCGACCAGAGGGACTATGACGCCTGGGCCCACGACAAGACTTATGAATTGGAATCTTTGTCGGCAGGTTTCGAAAACGAGAAGGGTGAACCTATCGGTCTCGGCATCTACATCGTCGAGTATATGAGGATGTTCAATATCCCGGTCAAACCGCCAATTCCTCCAGATGACAAGTTGAAGAAAGAATTTGACGAGGCGGCGAAGACGGAATTGATAAGGGAAATTCACGAGGCGGTCAACTACCCAACCTTCTTCTGGGACCTGTACAAATTCTTTACCGATCATAAGGCCACCCTCGAGACTAGGATCCTAGAGGATCTAATGCCGGCTTACGAGGAATGTTTGGAGAAAGTCACACCGAAGGAAATCAAGTTTCACATCTGGAAGCAGTACGAAGCGGATCCTAAGATCGCCCAATACGACATGGCTGCAATCGCTCATAAACTCAAGACTAAATTTGAAATCAAGGTTGACTGGGCAATGGAGGATTTTGCTAACTCCTTCGAGCAACTCCAACAGACCTATGAACAGCCGGAATTTATTAACAAGGTCGAATTTACTCCGATTCACAATGAGACTACCTATGAACCGAATGGATACGATCTAGTCTTGAAGAGGATCGGGGCGAAGGACAAGGACGTCAAGAAGGTTCGTGAAGCTTTATGGGTCCGGTTTCAAGATGATCCTCGGTTGAAGAGGAGTTTAGATGAATAAGCGGATCTCGATAAGATTATCAACTAATGACTATCGTTATTTGAAATCGAGGCCTATTACAATAAGTCAATGGGTTAGATCTGCCATTAGAAGAAAAATTCATGAAACTGGGGCTATCTTACGGAGACGGAAAGTTCGAAAAACCAACGAACCTGATTTTAAAAAGAAATGTTATGACGAAACAAGAAAGTGGGTGGAAAAGAATAGAACTCACGTTAGAGATTACGCTCGAGTTTATATGAGGAAACGAAGATCGAAACAGAAGAGGGTAAATAATGTTCTGTGATTCCTGTGGGGAGAGGACGAAGGCTTCGGTCCCGTTAGAGGTAAAATACCCTGACGGGGCCAAGACGGTAATCAACCTCTGTCTGGACTGCAACGAGAAGATCAAGGGGTCTAGGAAGAGGTTAGTAGTCGAAATGCTTAGGATCCTAACGGAGGACGAGACTTAGTGCACTTCAGGACGAGGGACGGGACAATGAAGGATCCTGATATTCATTCTCTTTTATTCGCCACCCAACATTTCATGTTCATGTCTTGGGACGAGAAGGGAATTAACCTTCATCTTGCAAAGGACATTCTTATTGAAGGTTGGTTCCTAGATCAAGTCCGGTTTGTTTCTGAAGAGGAATGGGTAGAACTGATGAAGAAGGTTGAAGTGGAAAAGGAGAAGGCTTCATCATATGTCGTATAGTCATGAGGTGATTGAATGGAAGTGAAAATAGGGAATCACGTCTTTGAAGACAGTAAAGTCTTAGCCTCTATGCTCAGAACAGGAATGGCTAAAGCTTACGACCTGTCCGCAAAGGCCCGAGAACAACATGATGACGAGGCCGTCTTTCTGAATGGGGTTAAGATCAAGGCCACTCAGGAAGAAATTAGGGAGTACTGGAGGGTCAAGCTCTCTCATCCCTCTAAAGTTGAGAGAGAAATTCAACCGGGAGAAGTGGTGGTTAATCCATGGCTGTGAAAAGAAAAGATCTAGGTCCGATAAACACGACTGAATGCGGAATGGTAATTGAAAGGATTGCCCTTCCAAGAGGACAGATTCATAGAGACTATATCGCCCACTGTCTCCGTTGGTCCTACGTCCTTAAGCAGGTCAAGATCGGAATGCAGATCATAGACGTTGGATGCGGTTCATTTCCCCTTCTCAAGGCCCTCTACTCGAACAAGTTGAAACCGAGATTGTACGTTGGTCTCGATATTCGAAAGTCGGTGATCGAGAAGATGATGAAGTTCAAGACTAACTTTACCGTCATAGGGCATGAGACTGACATCCGGGTAGAATCTCTACCGATACCGGAAGAAGTCGTCTTTACAGCGGGACGACCATTCGGGGCATTCACGACTCAAACTGAAGGTTACGACATAGCCGTCTGCTTGGAAGTAGTTGAACATTTTGAGGACAAGTACGTCGATCATGTTCTAAGTGAAATTAGACGGGTCCTCAAGGTCGGAGGATTACTGCTTCTCTCAACACCCAACTTTAACGGTTCAGCCGCTAAAAACCATGTCCATGAATACACCGCAGACGAGTTGGGGAAACACATCTGGAAATACTTCACCGTCGAGAAGATGATCGGGACCTTTGCTAGCCAACGGGATATTGAACCTGTTCTTAGTCCGGCTGAACGGGAAGTCTATGAAAGTCTAAAGAGCTGGTTTAAACCGGAAATAATCTCGATCATGTTCTCTTCGATGCATCCACTTCAAAGTCGAAACATTCTCTGGGTCTGCCGGAAAGAGGACAAGATACGGAGGGACAATGCGGTTGACATGCAACAGGTTTAACGAATGGATGGAAAGTCTAACTAAAGAACCGAAGAAACTTCATTCAGTAAACGATGTATGCGACATTCTAAATCACTGTGTCGGTTGCGTCGACTGTAGCAAGGCTTATGATGACTGGTACTATTCTACTAAGAATCCCAATTGGGAAAAATATATGAAGGAAGATCGTTGATTCAAGGGGAGGGTTCAAGCAAGGGAGGTGAAGAAGAATGGACACTAAGACTGCTTTGAGTAGGATCCTAGAGACTCTAAAGAACTGCGAGGGAGACATTGAATCTGTTCTTAGCGACCTTTACCAAAGAGGTTATGACGATGGATTCGGAGCCGGCAAAGAAGAAGGAATTTCAGAAGGAGAAGAAAGAGAAAGAAGTCGGGATAAGACGCCTTACTCTGGACCGGGGAGTTAATGGAGAAATTCATTAACAAAGACTTTAGTTTCACTGATCAGGTAGAAAGGATAATGGCCTGTACTCGGTGCAGGCTTTCAACTCTATGTCAACACCGATGTCCCGGTCTAGGCGACTTAAACGCTAAAGTCATATTCGTTGGGGAAGCTCCCGGTAGAGTAGAGAATCCAGATCTATGGGGATTACCCTTTGTCGGGAATAGATCGAGCGATCTACTCTTGGATGCCATTTACACTAATTGGCCCAAGGGATACGACGAGGTCTTTGTGACGAACGTGGTTAAGTGTAACCCTCCCGATAATAGAAAACCCGAACCGGACGAAATAGAGGCATGCTCTTATCTTCTTAGGGAGGAATTGGCCCTCGTTAAACCGAAAGTCGTAGTGGCTCTAGGGAGGACAGCGGCTAATTGGTTTGGGGTTAATGAAGGTCTTAATACGGCTAGATGGAAGGAGTACAGTTGGAACAAGCGTCTGTTGTTTGTAAAATTTCATCCGGCCTACATATTGAGACTGGGGGTTAAGGCGGAACTTCAATATATGGCAGAATTCAAATTCATGAGGAAGAGGATTGAAGAATACTAAAAAATATAATGCCAAAATCAAATTGGGCGGTCATGGTTCTATTCCTCAACCTCGGTGTAAAATTTGCGGAAGATTCGTCCAAGGAAATATTTCGCATCGGGAAGGTTCTGGTAAACTTTTTCTGTGCCAAGGTTGCAAAAAGAAAACATATATAAGTCTCCAACCAGCTTATAGTTCTAAGGAAAGACTATTTCGTTATCATAAACAGAAAATGATTGGGTGTCTGGCATGTTAGTCATAATTGAAGGCGTAGACGGAACCGGGAAGACCACTCTAATAAACTCTTTGAAGGAAGTCTTTAAGGACAGACGGGTCTTTAACCTCAATTACTCCTACCCCAAATGCTGGGAAATGTTCCAGGCCGCCTCTATGGCCAGGGGAGAATATTTTGGGGCCGTCAAAATCTTCGGGGAGATTCTAGAGGAGGATCCTGAAGCTATCATAATCTGTGATAGATTTCATCTAGGTGAATTTGCCTACGGTCCTATTAAGAGGAATTATCCCGAATGGTTAGCTCGAAAGACTTTCGAGGTTGAAGACGAAATCCTCAAAGAGATTGGGAAGGCAAATGTTCGTCTGATAATTCTGGGGGTTTCTGAACCGGAGATTGTAAAGACTCGATCGGAAAGGCCTGGAGAATACCTGACTGAATTAAAGGAATACACGGAAGTGAACGAAAGATATGCCGTGGCCGCTGGTAGGACGAGTCTTCCGTTCTCTTATGTCTTGGTTGACCGGTTGACCACAAAAGAGGTTTTTGAGAGAGTATTCCAATTCGTAAAGGAGAAAGTTGAATGACCGTCTTTAAAGGAAACAATGTGCCGGGACTCTATGTCGACATTCTTAGGGAAATCCTTTACTCTGGAAAAGAAGTCGGGCCCAGAGGACTTAAGACGAAGGAATTGAGTCCGGTCTACATAGAAGCCGCAGATCCGAGAAGGAGATTGTTTGGCCATCCTCATCGGAAAGAGGTTAGCATCTTTACTTACATAGAAGGACTTTGGATTCTTAGGGGAGAGGCTAAACCGGATAGATTAGTCCACTATGTCAAGCACATGGCCGACTTTGTGAATCTGGATACCGGGGAATTGGATGGAGCGTACGGACCTAGATTACGCCGACTATGGCCCCGTCAATATCGAAATTGGACTATTGCTTGTTCATCGTTCTCTTCGACTACCAATGGGTTAGGCATAGATCAACTTCAAGTCTGTTTTGAAAAACTAAAGAAGGATCCGGATACGAGACAAGCAGTCTGCATTATTCACAATCCCGTCTATGACTGGGGTCCTACGAAGGATTTACCTTGCACTCTCTCCTTTCAATTCCTACTGAGAGATAATAAACTAGACATGATCGCCTCTATGAGAAGCCAAGACGCTTGGTGGGGGTTCATCTACGACACTGGAGAATTTCAGTGGTTCCAAGAGATAATGGCAGGCTGGCTTGGGGCCGAACTAGGACGGTTCATTCTTCTTGATGGGAGTCTACATCTCTATGAAAAGGATTGGGTCAAGGCCCAGGAGGTTGTTGATTTCGACTTCAACTTCTCTCTCTATGATCAGGCCCAGATTCTAGATGCAAGGCTCGGGAAAATGGACTATGATCAGACTGAAAGGGATCTAGCGTTCTGGGAGAATTCCTGCAGGATTGGAAATTTTGAATCAGTGGATTCATGGTCTACACGAACTGATTTCTATCTCAATCTGGCTGATATCATTATGGCTTACAATCTTCGACTTCAAGGCCACAATGAAGAAGCCTATAAGATCGTGAAACACAACAAGTCCGATCTGGGATTGATCTACGAGTCAAGGTGGAGAAAAAGTGGGTTGGCCCAAGAAACATAAACCTGAGGGAGACAACACTTCTTCCGGTAGAAAACCTAATGGGAGAAGGACCTGTGCTTATTGTCATAAAGAATTACCATTCCCCTTCGTGACCGTCTGGGTGGAAGAAGCTCATCAGAGTATTGGGATACGATTTTGCAATTTTACCGAAATGGTTCTCTACTTTCTGAAATTAAGACCAAAGTACCCAGCGCCAATTATAGGCCAACCTCGTTATAATAGGATTCATGAACAATTTCTAAATGCTCTTCATGAATTTACCATTCATCTTAAGGATTGATCAGGATGTTGAGTGACAAGGACATATTAGAGAGAATGAAAGAAAGCATAATGAACAAGGATACTGGAGAAATTGCCGGTCTTTCCATATCACCATATTACCCGCAGAAACTTGGATCAGTGAGTTACGATTTGACTACTCGAGAGGAGTACCAGAATAGAGGGGTTAAACGACTCGTCACCGAGGAAGTGATTAATATGCCTCGGGATCTAGTCGGGATAGTCAGCGCTAGGAGTCGGTTGGAATTAAGGGGATTGTTCGCCGCTTTCAGTTTCTTGGTTGATCCGGGATTTAGAGGGAAACTAACCTTCTTGGTCTGGTGTCCGGAGGAACCGAATAAGAACTATGATATATCAGATCTATTTCAGATCATGTTTTTCAAGGTTGGAGAAGTGAATGTCGCTTACAACGAGAAGCCAACGGCTACTGCGATGGATAGGTCGGGGTTTAACCAGACTACGGGAAGCCCAATTGCTACGGACGTCAAGGGCGAAAAGAATCCTAACGTATAGGATCCTTTCTATCGGGTCAGAGTATCTGATCGTCTATTGGGTTACTGGTTCTTTGGTCTACCCAGCAATAACTACCCCAATCTGCATTTTAGTTCATACCGCTCTTCATTACCTTGTCGAATGGATTTGGAAGTAATGAACGAAATAGAAGCAATTCAATTGAAACTTGGGAATGCTAAGAACATTTTTGACGTCATAGAGGCATGCAAGGATTGGAGGGAAATCCTATGTATTAGGATCAAAGAGAAACTTAGGCCTTATCAAATGCCACTCTCCGACAAGATGATAGAATTTGTCCTTACCGAAGGGGTGTTAGGAAACGAGGTCAGTACTCTCTGGTCTAGGCAAAGTGGCAAGACCGAGACGGTTGCTCTTACGACTCTAGTTCTAGGGACCTTTCATATTCTCTTTTTAAAGGAAGGGTTCGGTTGCGGACTATTCGCTCCCGTTGAAAGCATGATTACCCACGTCACGAGAAACAGGGTTAGACAAAAATATAAGATGATTAAGCATTGGCTGGAACGGGAAGGCCATATAATTCAGACGGCGGGAGAGGGATATACCGCGGCCACTTTTACTCTTCAAAGTCTAATCAACGACAAGGAACTAACCATAAGGTCTCTGTCCGCCGGGGAATCTGCCTCGATCATTGGGGAAACGTTCAGTCTCTTAGTCATAGAACAATCTGAACTTGTCGACTCTCTTAAATTGAAGACTGACATATTTCCTATGGGAGCGGCAAAAGGCGGAGTAAGGATAATGACCGGAACGACTTCTCCTTACTTTAGGAACGAATACTTTCGGGAGGCCATAGAGAAGTGGAACAAGGATCCTAAGCTCAACAAGTCGACCTCAGACTGGGTCGAGATAGTAGACTGGAAAGAAGCGGCAAAAGTCTGTCCAGCCTATTCTCGGTATGTCAAACGGGAACGAGATAAACTAGGGGAAGACTCAATAGAATTCAAGACTCAGTACGGCCTCGAATGGGTAGGAACAGCGCTTAAGTTCGTTGGTTGGGAGACCTTAGCGGTTCTCGAGCAGGACTATGAAAGTCTTCTAGAGCGTCTAAGATTCTTTGCTATAGACGTTGCTAGGGCCGGGGATTCAACGGTCGTCACCATCATAGAATTAGACGGAGGATCTATCCACATTCTCGGCTGGCTGGAATTAGAGGGGATAGACTTTGAGATTCAAATACCAACGATGGTTGGATTTCTAGATCATTATAAACCTCTTCGGTACGGTCTAGTCGACATTGCCGGCATGGGTAGACCAATCTATGATATGCTCAAGAAGAAACTTTGGCCGTGGGCCCGATTAGACGCGTATTACCCCGGTGAAGGATCCAATGATGACATGTACAAGGCTTTGGACCGAGAAGTGGCTCATAAAAGGATCTTCTATCCTAAGACCGTTGCCGCCGATCAGAAGAAGAACAAGGCGAAATTCATCGAGCAAATGTTAGATCTGGAAAGGAAGTACAAGGGTTTCAGTCTTAAACTTGAGGCACCTAGGATCAAGGGAAGACATGATGACTACCCGGTTAGTTTAGCTATGGCCGTCTATGCCCTGAAGGAAAAGGCGTTCAAGGGCGGCGTAGTCTCAGTCGAGATTTGAGTGGTCAAGTTTAAATAGAAGTCTAGGCTATATGTCTAATGCCGATACCGAATCCTTACCGGGGTAAACCACGTTACCGCGGAGATAGGGTGCTGCTCTCGTGGAAGGTCTTTGAACGAAGACTGGGAGCGTGCAATACTGTCCCTATGTTCATGGGATAAGCGATCGGGTCGGCATTAAATGGAATGGGAATGCGAGGTGGTATGGAATGGAAAAATTAATCGAAAGAATAAACGGTGCTAGAGTCATCACTGTCGTTTTCTATAAGGAAAAACAAAACAATGGCAACTTGGGATATATTGACTACGTTGATTCTCGCTGGGGAAAGCCACGGCACCGGTTTGCGTTCATAGACTCATCGGATTTTGAACGAGAAATATCGCAGGCAGACAACGCAAAAGCAATAGAGTCGCAGGTTATTACTCTACAAGTGCTATTGGAACAAGCCCTGCGCAATGACAAGTCTGTCGACATGGTTGTGGAACGAAGACAAATGACATCTGTGCAACAATTCGATTTCTTGGTGCAAGTCGATAATATTGCGGCGTTTCAAGGATAAGAACCAGATAGGAAGCAAATATTATCTTCCTCTTTTATTTCAGGCAGTAAGCTAGTTCAAGTTTAAATATTTCCATGGCCTTACCTTCTTATACGACTATGGAGACCGATGTAAGATGGTAACGGGTGAAGAAGAACTAGACTGCTTTCCAGAACCTAAGAAAGATCTTGGTCTTGAGGAATGGATCGAGCTTCTGATCCTCAAACACAACACGATCATTCTTCATGGGGAAATCGAAGAGGAATACTGCAGTAAAATCTGCAAGCGGCTTCTGTTCTTTAACTTCGTCGGGGTCAAGGAAATCACCGTTATACTAAATACCATTGGCGGCGAAGTCTATCACGGCCTTTTGATCTTTAACACGATGGAGGATCTGAAAAGGAAAGGAATGAAGATCAATATCGAGGCCCGGGGAGTATGTGCGAGCATGGGGGTCATAATCCTAATGGGAGGATCCTTTAGGAGCTCATCGAAATATTCAAGATTCTTACTTCATGAAGTCAGTTCATGGGCCTTCGGCAAAGCATCTGAGGTCAAGGAGGAAAGTGAAGAACTAGTTAAGGTGAATAGAATGCTTGACCAGATCGTGGCCGAACGAACTAAACTGAGCTTTGACACCCTACAGAAAAAGACGAAGAAAAGGGATTGGTGGCTCAGCGCGGAAGAGGCCCTCAAGTACGGTCTCATAGAAAAGATAAACGAGTGAAATGAATGCCTAGAGCGAAAATAGCTAAGAAGGATTCTACACCCTCATCTCTTTCTCGAAGAGAAAAGGCTGTAGCATTTTTAGGCAAACTAGTCGGGGTTCAGATAGAGAAAACAACTCCTGTTCAGCCGACATTTGTCTTTGAACCGGAACCACAGATCAGGTATCCCCTTTACGACTACATCAATCTCTTTGAAGTTGCTACTACTTCCTGGCCTCTTAGACGGGCCTTTCGTGCCATCATTCAGGAATGCATCAGGAACCGATGGACGATAAAGCCCGCCTTCAGGTGGAAGTGTGACAAGTGTGAAAAGACCTATGATCATACTCCTAAAGAAGGTCAATTGAAAGAAGGAGAAAAACCTGTCTGCGAGACTGAGGGTTGCGGTGGAACATTAAGACAACCCAGCGAGAATCAGGCCAGGATCCTAGAACACTTTCTCAAGAGACCGAATAGAGACTATCATTTTGATGACTTTGTGAAATCGTCCTTGTTCTATGACCTATCCCTAGACGATTGGTACTGGGGAATAGCTTTTAAGAGGACACCAAAAGTCGCGGACGGAAAGGTTGTCGTGCGAAATAAGCGGGTTGTCTACCAGAAGATTCCGTATGAAATATACGTTGAAGATGCTCGTTTCATCTTTCCGGTAGCGGACGAATTCGGTCATCTTGGAGGATACGAATGGTTCTGTCCGGAATGCTACGATAAACAACCGGGAGACCAACCTGTTGTCGTGATCAGAGGAGAAATGAGTAAGGAAGATATTGAGAAGGCTAAAGTCTGCCCCTTATGCGGAGGAGAAATGGAGCAGACCGCTTATGTTCAGGAACTTCAAGGAACAGTTGTGGCCCGGTTTACAAAAGACGAACTCATTCACGGGTCCAGTTCAAGGGTAGCCCCTGCCCTCTTTGGTAACTCCAAGATCATAAGCGTTTGGAAGATTACACAGACCGTCTTAGCCATGGACGACTACAATTGGGAAGTCTACAGCACCGGTAAGGTTGGAAGCCTAATTGGATTTCCGGGTGAAGATCAACTTGACGTTGACGAGAAGAAGAAGGCGATAGAGGACGAGATAAAGTCCCTCGATAAGAAGGACATTCAGAGCGGAAGGTTCAAGTCGTCCAAGAAGATTAGGACTCTGATGCTTGGTCTCAAGAAGGATCAACAACCAATCAGAATTCCTCTTATGGAAGATCTGAAGGCGATGCAGTCCATCGAATTTTACAGGCTCTACATGGAGGCAATAGCCGGGGTTTATGGCGTCACACCAGAATTCGTAAGCACGAGCGACGTTGCGGGAGGAGGCATACGTCTTAAAATTGACGTCCAGAATAGAACCACTCAGGAACATCAAGCCGGCTTTGCGGATCTATTTAACGATGAACTATTGCCTAAATTCGGCGTGACCGACTGGGTCTTTGAATTTAATCCTATCGAGGGAAGGGACCAGTTGAGGGATGCCCAGACCGAGCATACTAAAGCTGCTTCGGCTTTAGCTTGGGCCCAATGCGGATTCAATGTCAGTCTAGGGCCGGGAGGAGAATTACTAGTTACCGGTAAAGCTGACATTGCTTCAGTTCAAGGGGCATCAAGGGCGAATGAGGCACCGCACTCAATGGCCGGCAAGCCCGAATATTGGTTGGAAGGCACGCCAACACGGACGACCAGTGAGAGACTAGAATTACGAATGCCGTCCGAACACGCGGTTAGACTACCCATCTCTTGGTACTCAATGAGCCAGATCAGGATTTTTGATCGGGTCTATGCTCTCAATAATGACAAGGACGAAGTCTACGTCATGATGAACATGCATGAGACGCCGGATACTAGAACCTCAGCTGTCAATCTCAACTACGCCGTAGCCAATCTGATGGATGCTGTTCTTGACTATGTCGTGGAGAAACTAGACGGGAAGAAGGGATTTAGCAAGAAGACGTTCGCGGCCGGGAAGAAGACAATAGTAACCGGATTCCGTAGAGGATTTGATCCTAACCTTCTAATTGAACTATCGACTTATCTGGATGGAATAGGCCAGGAAATCCTAGCGGAGAAATTTGACAATCTGCGAATGCGACTAGAACAAGTAAGACCCAAGAGCCTAGAAATTCCAGAAGAACCTATGTCGAGCACTGCATCTGGTGAAATGCTCGAGGCGCTGGATTCTGATACAATGGTTTTGAAAAAGGGAGTAGCTCAGGCCCGGGCACCATTCGGCGTAGCTTGGGAAGAGGAAACCATATTTTCAAAGTTCAAGTCGCTTATCAAATGGGCCCAGAAGGAAATTGCCGACGGGAAGGACCGAGAGAAAACCATAAACGAGGCGACCATCAAAGCCAAACAGGTTCTTGACTCTTCATACGAGGAATTGATTAGGAGAGGATTAGCATTCGCGGGGAAAAGGGCGGGGAAAACGGTCACTCTTTCACCGGAAGAATTGAGAAGGATTGGCGACCACAAGGAAAGTAGCCTGAACGATTTCACTAGGATTCTAAGGGACTCATTGAAAAGTGGGAAGCAATGAAACACACAGCTCTAAGTCTGGCTTCAGGGGAAAACAACATTCTTAGCCTAGCCATTTATGGCGGTTTTCTATATGCTGGTCTCTCTGGGTCGCCCGGCAGGATAGTGAAGATAAATCTTTCTACCTTCACTGAGACTGCTATTCTGTCCATTTCCGGGAACCTCGCCTCTGCTTTCAGTGTTAAAGACGGTTTTCTCTACTGCGGTTCTTTGACCAAAATTCATAAGATAGACTTGAGTACGTTTACTGAGGTTGCCACGATAACTCTTAGTCCCGGAGACGCGTGTGGTTACTCTTCGAGGATCCTAGGCAACTATCTCTACATGGGCCATTACTTGGTTGGTGGCAAAATCAGCAAAGTCGACCTGACTACTTTCACGATAGTTGCTAGTCTAACCTTGTCATCAGGCGGTACGGTCTGGCAATTGGAAATAATAGGCGATAACCTTTTTGCCGGTCTGGGTGCGATACAAAAGATAGCAAAGATAGACCTGACCACCTTCACTGAAACGGCCATTCTAACCATGACTGGTCAAGGCATGTATTCGCTGATCAAAGCCGGCGATTATCTAATGTCCATGTCCTACACTCTTAATCCGGGGAAGGTCAGCAAGATTGATCCTACCGCTTTCACCGTTCTTTCTTCTCTAACTATGAATTCGGGAGAATACCGTTCAGACGCCATGTTTCTAGTTGGTGACAATATCTATGTCAGTTTCTACCATTCGCCGGCGAAAGTGATAAAGATCGATTGGAAGAACATGCTCAGGGTAGAGACATTAACGTTTGATTCCGGACAGGATTGGGCTTGGCCTTTAACTGCTAACGGGAATTATCTCTACTGCGGGACATACACTTCTCCGGGGATAATTCTTAAGATCGACATTCAAGAACATCCTAAGTCACTCCCAATGGAAGGCATCTTCGGTTGGGAAAATTCAGGGGAAGAATTTACAGGAGTCAAAGTCAATAGTGATGGAGAAATAAACGTTGGTTAAGTCTTTACCGGCAAGAGCGATATACGGTTGGGACTCGGTCACGGAAGAATGGGTGAAGGTCCTAGTAGATTCAGATGGTAAAATTAAAATCACTTCGACCGACATAGACACTATTCTTTCGGAGGTTCAAAATGCTACCTATGGACTTTCTGCTTTAAAAACCGCTGTCAATACCAAACCAACCTTAGCGGAAATCGAGGCATCCACTGTTTTGGCCACAATGACGGCTTTGAACAGGAAGATTCAACGCATGGACTTTTGGGCCGACAATAAGGCTTCGGTCGTTCTGACAACCGTGGGAACAGCCGACTATGCCTTGAATTCTTTGACGGTTGCGGGAATACCTTCCGGGGCCACATTAGTTCGTGTTGTGGCAGTTCTTAAAATAGCGGCAATTCGAGATACTAGCACACTAGATAATGCGGTAAATGGGGCGACCGCATTGAAGGTCGATGCCGATGTTGCTTACGGATCGCTGGTAACTGCAATTGATATTGAAGACAATTCTTGGGCAATCTTGATTGCCAATGGTGCGGACAGGGGTGGAGATATTCTATTTGGCGATAATGACGTCAAAACCGAAATCAGTGGAAATGGGACCTACTATGCTCGGTTAGAAAACATTGCCTGTGACGGGAACAATCTTACTCTACTTGACGTTACTTGGGGAGTTAGAATCTACTTCTACTAGTGATCATAATGACTAACTGGTTGACCGGTTGGGGTTTTCGTAAAAGCCATATAATCAGCGCGGCCGCCGGAGCAGGAACTAACTATCAAGTCTGCATCAAGGTTTACTATGGTAATGGTGTAGACGGCACTGAAGTACTAGGGGACATGACAATCGGCAAAGTCTACCTCGGAGGAAATGGGGAAGACACGTCTTTTGGTGACGTTAGATTTACTGATAATGATGGAGATACCGAACTTGACTATTGGATGGAAGAGCATACTGATAGTGATTACGCTTTGTTCTGGGTTGAAGTCAAGGATGACTTAACAACGGATCCAGTAACTATCTATATTTATTATGGTAAGGCAGACACGAACACTACGAGTAATGGTCCCAATACATTTTCTGACTTATTTGATCACTTTGATACCCTCGATCTTACCAAATGGACTGTTTCGGGAAGCGTGGCGGTCGCTAGCAGTATAGTCACTTGTACGAGAACAGCTGGTACGGATGCCTACATTAAATCTAAGTCGACATTTCAGTATAAGGCATTAAGGGCATTATGGAAATATGCCGTCTATACAAATTACCAGAGACTAGGATTCAATTCGGCTGCTCATGGTTCTCCACCTTGCATGACCTTTGTCACGTATTCAGCCAAATTAATGACTTGGTGCTATGTGACTGGAAGTGAATTTGGGGACTTTGGAGCTGTTGGTGCCGGTTCATTCGTTAAGGCCGATTTGAAGAGGAAGAACGGTGAGGCAAGATTCGTTCATAATGATACCACTTTAAATGCCGAGACTAACCAGATTAGCACTTCCTCATTATCAATCATTCTCGAAGCCGATGATGATGGCACAAGTGGACCAATCGCCTATGCCGATTGGATACTTATTAGAAGTTATGTTAGTCCGGAACCAGCGCACTCGACTTGGGGTGATGAAGAAGGAGAAGAAGCACCGGTCGGGGTTAAAAGTTCAGGTTCAATAGTGGTCATAGCGGAGGCATTGCTATTTGACTGAGCAGGATTTCTGGACCAGTGATGAAGGGGTACTAATCCGTTTAGAGGATCTGGCTGGAGATTTCGCTTTCAAGGTTTACAATGGAGCCTTACTCGGCAGTTTTAGAGAAGCCGGGTTTTCTAAACTGGTCTGGGTCGGTGTCGAAGACGACAATATCTGCGATGACTGTTTTGGCCACTCAGGTCGGGTTTATAGGTCATACGGATTTCTACCGAAAATGCCCAGACATGTTCGTTGCAGATGTCTATGGGACATTTTCGTAGAATTATAGTAATGGAGGAACAGAAAAATGTCTGAAGAAAAGGATCTAACCTACTCGAAGAACCAGAGGAAGACTAAGATGAAGGAAGTCATTAGGCCTGACGGGACCAGACAGAAGGT